GTTATATCGCCTGCAATAAACTTTTTTGAAAATGGAGATAATCTACCACCGTGTTGATAACCGGGATTGTTACTACCTCTTACTCTATCTCCTTTCCGCTTTAAGTAATCTTTCGCCCCTTGCGCCCCGTACTTTAATGTAAGAAAGGCAATGTTTTCAGACTTCATTGGATAACATCGTAATTTATAAAAATGATTTATCAATGTTTCAAATGTATCAGTCTTAATATCAGGATTGGTTAAGGTACATAACATATACTTATTTGAAAAATCTCCATTCAACATAGTGTACATAATTACTTTCATGTGAGTTAGTGTTAAATTGATTCCTTGTTCTTTTGCCTTCTTTGAAAAAATATCAATTCTATTCTTCAGAAAAACTTTAGAGATGTTGCTATTGTAAAGTTTAGTCCTTTTTGCTGTCTTTGTAGGTTTTTGTGCTTTTTTCGCTGGGTTTGTGGCAGGTTGTTTTAGAATCATTACACGTTACCTTGTTTGAATTTTTAGATTGTTTAATCATATCATAAAATTTACCTATTGTTATTCGTTGAATTTCTCCAGTTTTCTTGTTTCTTATATTTATATAGGTATTACAAAAATAACACTTTCCACTCTGTCTCGCTTGAGTTGCGATAACGTGTGTATTTTCGTGCATCAATTTTATAAATTCCTTTTGGTAATCATACAATTCAAAAGGAACTAAACCTCTATCTAATGATACAATTTTACAATATTTACAAATGAAATATATAATATCATCATTGCACTTTTTTAATTCTTCAATTCTTTCAGGCGTCCAGTTTATAAATGTTCCCTTTCGTTTTAATAGAGTATTTCCCCTAAAGGCGGAATCATCCATTCTTATACCTCCTGGTTTTTAATAGCTTTCAACATATCATTGGTTGAGTTTACCATTATATTATTTTGATGTTGAACCAAAACTGTACCTTCTGGAATTTGTTGAATTTGTTGTGATGACTTTCGCTTCATATCATATATTTTACTTCTAACTTCATATTTAGTTTTCTGCAATTCAACCATCCTATCAGTAATATCAGAAACAGATTTCATAAGATTGGCAAAAACTTCTACTGCCCTTGGATGTTCTGAACCCTCTAAAATGGATGTTGCTATTGTCAAGGCATTTTTCCCTTGTTCTATCAAATCCTTGTATGTATCTCTTGCTTCCTCAAAATCATCAATGGTTTGTTTATCCATTGCAATTTCTTCAGTGTTCTCATTATCATTATCAGTACAAATGATTTCTTTATTTTCAGCTTTCATTTTCTTGAATTTTTTAGTGTTTTTTATAAATACTAATATATCTAATATAGTATTTTATATATGAAAAAAAATTATTTATAGGAGAGTTTTTTATGGCATTACCTTTGTCTCCGGGTATTCAAGTCCGGGAATTTGATATTTCTACTGTTTTAACTCAAGCTAGTACTTCTCCAGCGGCATTTGTAGGTGGTTTCACTTATGGTCCCGTTGAAGAAGTTATTACTGTAGCAAATAAGCAACAGTTAATAAATCGTTTTGGTACTCCGACAGATGAAAACTATGTTGACTGGTTTTCCGCTGCTAATTTCTTGGATTATTCTTCAAACCTCAAGATTGTGCGTGTAATCAATGAAGATATTGCAGCAAATGCCACTACACATACAGAAAACACCATTGAAAATGGTGTGCAGAAACCCACCAATCTTATCATTAAGAATCAGGGTGACTGGACATTAAAATATGATAAGAGGCGTAATTGGGAAGTGAATAGCAAATTTGCTGGTAGATTCCCGTCTGAATTGATGAATGGTATTAAAATTTCAATGGCAGATGCTACTTCTTACTATTCATTGACTGGAGTTGGTGTACGCAATCAACCGGGAGGTTATTGGATTAAGTGGGAAGAAGCGCAAAAATTATATGTAAAATTTGGCAATGTAGAATTTTTAACTGGTCTGCGTGAATTTAATATCACAACAAAAGGCAATAAAAACAATGCTCTAAAAGATGTTAGCGGGGATTATATTGAACCCGGTGAAAATTTACTTAATGCTTTGGGATACGCTACTGAAATTGCCGATTATAAAACAAAGACCGGTGTAGATATTGTTACATTTAATGGTGCAAATGCAACATGGGCGACTAGCACTTTTGATTCTACCACTAATTCAAATGTTGTTACAAATGATAGTAAAAGTTTTAACTATTACATTGGAACTTTTGTTAATGAAACAGCCGTTAAAGATAAAAATCCAAAAAGACCCTCAACTTATAGTGCTTTAACGATTGCTGGCGGCGAAACATTAGCTGGAAATGAAGGCTCTACTGCTGCTAATACAGTATATAAAGGCGGAACGTTGTCTGAAGATGAAAAAACTTGGTATGAATATCAGAGCTATCTTGCATTGAAGAAAGATTTAGCAATGATTGATACTATTGAGAAAAAGTACAATGCCGCTGTAGATAACTACAATGCTTATCTTGAATATGAAACTAATAAGAATTTGAAATATCCTGAAGTAGGTATTGAATGGCTTGCTGCTGACGGTAAAATTGTAAAGACTCATATGGTAGAGAATGTTACTACTAATCCTCATACTTATACTATTGAAGCAGATACAGCTCATGGCAGTAAACCAAAAGATAACATTGCAGATGAAGCGATGGTAAGAATTAACCGCATTTATATTCGTTCCGATGCCAATGTAGGAGCAAGACGTGGTATTGGTATGAAAAAAGTACCATCTGCTGAATTAACAGAGGTTTCAGGTGCTACATTATCTACAGCGGGTGATATTAAAAACGTGAGCGCTGTTACTTTCAAATGTAATCATTGGGCTTATGCCAACCAGTTTTCTGTACCTCCGGGAACTTCTAACTATGCTGCAAATAGAAATGGTATGTATGATGAATTGCATATTGTTGTTATTGATGGTGAAGGTACAATCACTGGACAAAATGGTGCAATTCTTGAGCGTTATTCTGGCGTTTCTAAAGCGGTTGATGCTGTATTTGATGATGGTTCACAAGCATATTATCCTTCAGTATTAAGAGACCAATCTGAATATGTTTACTGGTTAAATCATCCTTATGAAACTGATAATTGGTCTATGAACCCTACAAAGTCAAGAGATACATTACAACTTGCAACATGGGGCAATAAAGCACAAAATACACGATTTGATGGTATGTGGTATCCTCCAACTTATACACTTTCAGGTGGCAATGATGGTATTTCAAATTCTTATGGGGAATATGCTATCACTTTAGGAGATAAAATAGATGCTTGGAGTAATTTATTATCAGACCCGGAAACGGTTGATTATGGTATCATTATTTCTGGCGGTAATACTCCAAATGGTGAAAATAGAGAAGATTATGCAGAATATCAGAGTCAACTTATTGAATTAGCTGAAAGTAGAATGGATTGTGTTGTTTGTCTCTCTCCATATAGGGAAGATGTATTGATGAAACATCCGCTTGAAACCATTATCCAGTATAGAAATGGTTCATTGAAGTCTTCCAGCTATGCTTTCATGGATAATAACTGGAAATATCAGTATGACCGTTATAATGACAAGTATCGTTGGTTGCCTTGTAATCCTGATATTGCAGGATTGATGGCGCAAACTGATTATGACTATGACCCTTGGTGGAGTCCGGCTGGTTTCAATAGAGGTGTTTTGAAAAATGTTGTGAAGATTGCATGGGCAACAAATTCTACAGATAGAGATGAACTTTATTCAAATGGTATCAATGCCGTTTGTACTTTCTTGAATGAAGGTACTATTCTTTACGGTGATAAAACTTTACAAACAAAAGTTTCTGCTTTTGATAGAATCAATGTGCGGCGTCTATTCATTGTATTAGAGAAAACCATTTCACAAGCAGCTAGGTATTCACTGTTTGAGTTTAATGATGAATTTACTAGGACACGCTTTAAGATGTCCATTGATCCTTTCTTAAGACAAGTACAGGGCGGTAGAGGTATTATTGATTATCAGATTGTTTGCGATGAATCTAATAATACACCTCAAGTTATTGATAATAATGCTTTTGTGGGCGCTATTTACGTCAAGCCAAACAAGAGTATTAACTTCATTCAGCTTAATTTCGTTTGCGTTGCAACTTCAGTGTCGTTTAGTGAAGTGGTCGGAACTTATGGTTCTTTCTAAAAACACTATAGTACTATTAGTTTAATATATAGAAAAAGGGAAGTGCTAGCACTTCCCTTTTTCATTTCAATAATGTCTGCCAGTTTTTCTGCTTTCAGAAAATGGATCAGTTTCATCAAAATTCATTATTTCATCACTCTCTTTCTGAATTTTCCTAGCATTTGTTTCATGTGGTATATCATTCAACTCATTTATATCGTGTTCATTTGAAATAAAATTATCCAAGTCAACAGTAGTATGGTCTATTTTTACATTCATATTGTCATAATTATGTATATATTTTCTACATTTTATTTCATAGATAGTTTGAATGCCGGTTGTAAAGAATGGCTTTTTATCGTCAACAAAAGTGATTTCAAAAAGTGAAAGAGACAATGGTTCATATATTAAATCTCCTTCACGAGGAAAAAAAATCATAGGATAAGACTTTTGGATTTCTTCAAAAAATCTTTCTTTTGCTACTTGAAACGA